TAAATCTGTTCCATTTGCTCCAGCTCCCGATATCCGAATATATCCTGGTAAAAATGATTTACCATTATTTACATTGTCAGAAGTAAAAAAAGAACTTGAAGTAGTTATTACATTTGTATTTATAGTACCACTTGCTATACCTGAACCATAGGATCCCCCTTTTTCTACTAGAACATATCTTGTACCTAAGGATAATCCTTTTATGTTATTGGTTTCTAAATTGTCTATTGTAGAAAATACTGAATTTGTTAGAGTAGCTGCTCCTGAAGTTGTGCTTGTAATTATGTTTCTAGGTTTTATAATTTCATTTGCTAAAGTATCAATAACTGGTACGTCATTAATAAAAACAGAGGCTAAGCCATCTGCTAACCCTTCGATTTCTCCTTCCGATAAAATATCATACGCAGCCGCAATTTGCGTTTTATTTGGGTTACTTAAATCGGATATGCTTTTACTTCCGAAAGGTCTGTTAGTATATTTAGCCATTATTTTTGCATTTGTTTTAATCCGGCACCACCTTTAGATGTACCGCCGCTGCTATAAGTTCCGCCGCTATTACCGTAATAATATGAGCTTGCTGTTCCTTCAGCATAGTTTAAATTTGCTCCTTTTAGAAGCCCTGTTTGGAACCCTTGACTTATTGGTGTTCCCCCTATTTTCATTGTTCCATATAATACTGGAACAGGTTGTCCTTGTTCTATATTTTCAGAAGCTCCATTAAAAAGGAAAGCAGGATCTGAGTCCATGCCTCCTGCGTCTGGAGCTGACATTTCTGTTATACCCATAATTGCTAAGTTTGCCCCTAATGCCACTAATCCATATCCTAAAGCAGATAAACTATATGTTGTTGCTGCTGCAGCACTAGCACTTGAAGCTGTTGCCGTTACTGTACCAAGATTCATACCTAAGAATCCAAAAGATTGAGATACTGTAGCACTTCCTATGCCCATAGAGGCCTGCATACCTGCTCCTACTTGTGCAGAAGTACCTGCTGCAGCAGCTGCTGCTCCACCTGTCATAACTATAGCTGTAATCATAACTATAGCTGATAGTATTTTCCCTAATCCTTTACCTGATCCTGCAGGTACTGGGGAAATAATTACAGTATCTTTAGCATTGGGAAGCCATAGTTCTATTTCTTCATCTATGAAATCTTCTCCATTCTGTATTGTAAATCCTATATTGTTGTTATGGCACTCTACTAAGTATTCTTTAAATCCTTCTTTTTGACATTCAATAAGTTTTATTATATCACGCATAGAGTTACCTGCACACTGCCAATCGGTGCCAAATTTTTCTCCTAACTCTCCTAATAATTTAACGTGGGTCATAAATAAATTCCTTTTTATCTGGGTAAGATACAATTAGATATGGAATACCTAATGCCTTACAGTTCTTTTTGTCATGCTCACTTGGATGACAATCTTGCATATAGTGACTATGGACTATATATAATATTTTTGATACCATTGAATACTTAACGTATTCCTTTGGGTCAATTGTAAAGTGGTCTTTTTCTTCACTTATGTTTTCTAGTGGAATAAATTTTGGATTTTCTTCACCAATAATTAATCCACATCCTTCTCTCGGAGCTTCAATAGCCATATGACTATAAATTTCGGGCAATAATTTACTTAAACTTTCTTGCACCTGGGAACCCTCCGAAAGGTAAAAGTTTGTCAGTTTTCTTAATGGCTTTCCCAGTTCCACCTGATAATGGATTGAATCCATATCTACATTGACAAGATTTTAATCTTTTTCCACAAAGATCTCCTCTCATCCAGTACACTCCATGTCCAGGAGTATTTCCTGTATTAGTAATCTTTGCTTGCCATAAAAATTCAGTACCTGATGTAGGCTTCGCATACATATTTAATTTATCATCAGTATACGCATAGTATGTTGTACTAGCATTATAATCTGCATATACTCTAACTCTAGTCCAATCACCACTATTATCAGAAGGGGTAGTACTTGTAGTTCTAACTGCTTGCCAGTAATTTGTTACAGTAGTGCTATCTGCATCAGTGTCTATTGTTCCATCTGAGTTATATCTTCTTACTCCACTGCTTGTTCCTAAAGTAAGAGAAGTTGAGTAATAGCTGTCTGCTGCTCCACTTCCGCTCCATGCTGTAAAAGTAGTAGTGCTTGGAATTACGTATTCATCATCTGAGTTTACATACACTTGGTATGCTGTGCCGTTAATTATATATTTACTTTCACTGTGCCAAGTGCATCCACCTCTTTTATTTGCTTCTGTTTTTTCTGGGCTTGCCCCTTGATATTGCCAAGGACATGCATTATGCCCGACTACTCTGTATGGAAGAACTAATCCTTCTGTATTGAAAGGACTTGCTAACTCTATTGCTATTTCTTGTGCGTTTTCTGTTTCTACTCTATCTATTATCCACATCTGTCTAGGAAACTCTATTGGAGTTTGTCCAGAAGATGTTTCAGCACTTCCACCTTTTATATATTTTGCAAAGGTTCTTCTTCTATATAATTTCTTACCTACCAAGTCTCTAAACTTATATGGTGAGATTGCGTTTTCAAAATCAGTTAAAATATTTGAGAAAGTTATTACAGGTCTTGAAGTAGGTCCTTGAGAACTTACATCTGTTCCTTCAATACTTAATGGAATTGCTATATAAGAGTTTAATTGATTATTTGTGTCATGATCGTACATTTGAATAGTAGTTAAATCAGCTTCTAAACTTCTAGTAAAATATGCGCTTTGTGTATCTGATAATTCTATCTCATATAAAGTAATCAGCCCTGAAGACTGTTCTAGTTTTTGAATTTCTTTTACTGGTATTCTTTCAGCCATTATGCTTCATACACCCTTTCAAGTTGTGCAGTTAAACTATAATAGTCATCATATGCCCAAGTTTGATTCCATTGTTTACAAACTACTTTAATTGTTTCATTACCATTAGTATCATCTAGAGTCATTCTAAACTTAGTTACTCCTCCTAGAGATTCAAAAAATGCAACTAAATCATCTATTTCTGCTTTTGGTCGTGTATTGAAACTTACATTCATACCCTGTACTAAATTATTTATTCCATCCGCAGCTCTATGTTCATACCCATCTCCAAAATTCATAACGTGAATTTTTGGCGCTGACTGTCTGCTAAATCCTTTATCCACAACAACGCCTCCTGAAAAACCAGTTATGTTGCTTCCGTCATTTTGAAATATTGCTGTTGCCATTATCCTCTACCTAATATTCCTCCAGGTCTCTTCTCTCTTGATATTGTTTCCATTACGGAAGCTTCAATCATTCTACCTAGAGCCTTACCTCTTTCTCCATCAAAGGAGTTTGTTGAACTTCCATCAACTGCTACATTAATTGTTACGTTGTTATCTCCTGCCCCACCATTCATATTTACTGGAATACTTCTTCCATCTGGTAGAGGCACTACTGCTTCATTATGCTTGCCTTCTCCAACTAAGTAAGTAGGCTCTGTTGCAATTCCGCCGCTTGAATATTTAGGAATTACTCCACCCTTTGCCATTGGTATAATTCCGCCTTTTGCTAATGGTATTGGAAGACCCATTGCCATTACTGCTTTCATAGCTAACTGTTGAGCAGCCATTTCTGCCATCTTCTTCAGCATAAATAGTGCTAAATCTTTAAATGCTTCTTTTGCTGATTTAGTTCCTTGTGCAATTGCTACAAACATATCTTCAATACCTTTTGCGAAACTCATTTGTAATTGTCCTAAGTGTGAATTTGTGAACTCAGCTACATCAAGTTGTTTTTCCATTAACTCTAATCTTTTTCTTTCCATTTCAACTTGTGATAGTAATCTTTGATCTTCTATACTACCTTGTATAATTAAATTATCTTTTACTTGTTTTGCTCTATTTGCTAAGTCGTCTTGAATCTTCTGTTTTTTCATTTCGATTTTTAGTGCGTCACTATCCATCTTTCTTTTTGCAAGTTCTTGTTTTCCAAATCCTGTTTGACCAAACGCAGCTGCAAATCCTGCATTTTGTATTTGGAAATTCATTTCTTCCATCCTTAATTTATTCATTGCAATTTCTTGTCGATATTGTTGTTTCTTTAATTCTAACTTTGCAGCTTCTCTGTCTTGTACTTCTTTTATAATAGGTAAATATCCTTTTTCTGCGGTAACAGTTGCAACTGCTAAATCATGTAAACTTTTCTTTAATTCTTTTCTTTTAGGGTCTTTTTCTGCATCCATTTCAATTTTAGCTATATCAGCAGCTCTTTGTGCGTTTTCAATAACGTTTTTCTGCTGTTGTATAGCAACATTAGTATCTTCATTTTTCATTGCAGTTATTTTTTGCTCTATTCCTATGTCTTTTCTTCTCTGCATTTGAAGATCTTTTAAAGTTGTTCCATTCTTAATTGAGTCTATCTCAGATTTATTAATCTTTATTATTTCGGCTACTACCAGCTTATGCCCATCTCTTCTTGATGTAAGATTCTGCATCTGTGTTCTATGGCCTCCTACGTCATATATAAAATTATGTCTACGTTTTTTCTCTGCATTTCCTCTTATAACAGGATCATCACTTTCTAAATCTGCTCCTCCAGATATTTTATCTAAAGCTAATTCCTGCTGTTTTATCTGTGCATCTACTACATCAATCATTCCTTGAGCACCTGATTTAAGATTTGCCCCAAAAAATTGCTTACCGACCATAGCTTGCATTGCATTAGTATAAGTTTTCTCTGTCTCTGCTGCATTATTTAAAGTAGCTGCTAGACTTTTCATAGCATTCTCTCTTTCATGAACAACTTGTAGATTTTCTTTATTTAGTTCAGTACCTGTTTCAATTTCTTCAGCAATTTGAAGATACCCTTTTATTAATTTTGGGTCAGATTGAAGATTAGCTAACTCTCTAATAGCACCTGCTTGTTCTTTTACAGATTCTATAAACTCTTGTGTAGGTTCTTTAAAACTTATAACTTTTCGCATGTATAATGATAGTGCACCTTCTGCTTTTAATAATTCCTCGGCTGAGTCATATACATTGCCTTCACCTTTCATACCTGCTGCAAATACTGTCTTTCTGCCCGTCTCTGCAAAAGCGCCCTTGCCCCCTCTAATTTCATTATACTCTCTAATCATTTTATTCGGGTCTGTAGATAAAATTGCATTTGCACCTTGAAGAACAGCTTGAGTGCTTGTAATAAGTCCTTCTGCAACTACTTTGTTCATTCTTTCAAGTTCTTCTCTAACTCCTTTTGCGCTTTCTTTAAAGGTGTTCATTTTTTCTATATTTTTTTGTAGTTCTTCATCCTGCTTTCTAAACTTATTTACTAACATCATAACAACAGAGCCTATTAAAGTTAGTACTCCTAATACCCCTGCAAACATAAATGCCCTATTTACAAATTTTGCAGTAGCCTGAGATAGTGCTACCATTTTTACACTAGTTTTCTTTTGGACTAGCTCCATCTTTTTTTGTTGTAATTGGAACCAACTTGTTGTTTTTGTAAACTCTCCTCGCTTTTTCTTCTCGCTAATTTTTAGGGCATTTTCCTGTCTTTGTAAATGCAGTCTGTATTCTGCCCTTTCTTTTTTACTATATAATTTTCTTAATGCTCCACCTTTTTCAAGACCTTTTCTTTGGGCTTCAATCTCTCTTTTTGTCATTTGATCATACATAGCAGGAGTAGGCCCGAGACTTGCTTTTCCTCTCAATTTATTAATTCCTGCTCGACTATCTTGTCTAATAGTTTTATTATCCCCACTCAACTTATCTAATTCGTTCTGTGCGTCAATAACAGCGGTTTTTGCAATACCTAAGTTCTTTTTCGCGGATTTACCCATTTCTTCAAAATTAGGTAATATAGTTTTTAAGATTGGAAGTGCAAATAATGATAAAGCTGCAATTAACGCGTATACATTATCTGTAAAAAAGGGTAATAGTTTTTCTGCAATAACACCTATTCCAGTTTTAAGACTGTTAACTAAATCGTCAAATTTTGCTCCAAATTGCCCAAGAGCAAAAGCTGCTGGATCCATAATTTCTGTGATTCTTCCAAATTTAGTTTCTGCCTGAGTAAGTACTTCAACAGCTACAGCTTGTGATTTCTCAAATTGATTTAGCTGCTCTTTAGTTTTACCTATGGAAGACGCGTAATTTTTAAGTGCGGGGTCTAGTCTTAGAATAATACCCAATTCGTCTAGTAATTCTGGTTCTGCTTTTGTAACACCTCGAATAAGACGGTTAAATGAATCTGTTAAATCTCTTCCTAGTGCAAGAGAGGTGTTTTTTGCTGCTTTACCTAAGTCTTCTAATTGTCCTCTGCTTAGTCCTGCAGCTGTACCAATAGCAACTGCTTGAGCAGCATCTTGATAAGCTAATTGTCCTGCGGTTGCTTCTCTAACAGCTTTAGTAACTGTTTTATATGCGGTTCCAGTTACGGAACCAAAAGCTTCTTGTCCTTGTACAAGGTTTCTAAAATTTACGGAATCTTTTAAGAATTGGAAAGCAGCCGAGACAGCAAATACTTGAGCAGCCAAGGTAGCATAGGCAGGTACAAGACCTCCACTAATACCTTGTTGTATTTTTGAAAAGTTTTTAGTTTGGTTTGAAGATTGTCGGGAAAGTCCCTTACCTGCACGATCGGCGCCCCTCTGTGACGTAGACAAAGCATCAAAGCCTCCTGCGGCTTTTTTAAGCTTTTTCTGTAAATCTTTGAGAGTATCTCCATCACTAACGTTGATGGTTAACTTTGTTTCTCCTTTTGCCATTATACCTTCTTTTTGTTCTCTGAACTCTTTTGCTTTCTAGCCAACTCTTTATTAATCTTTGTACTATGTCTTGCTTCTATATGCTTAAGAAATAATACAACTTCTTGTTGGTCTTCAATTTTAAATATTCTTAGTAAAGTATCTAAACTAGAGTAATCTTTTCCTAAGTATGAAGACTCTACCCATCTATCGGGTAATAAATCGTGTAATAAAAACGCTTCCTGAACTTCTTTTGGAAACTCACTCCTATCTGGAGGCATCTTCATCGGGTCAGGATCTTCTCCTGTTTGCTCACATATTCTTAGATATGTATCTATCGGTAACATACCCTCTTTGTAAAGAGCATCTAATCGAGCAAGTATGTACTCTACTTGCTCTCGGTAAAATTTTCTAAATCTCCTACCGTTTCTGTTACCCAAGTATCAAAGTCTGTTGCATTTTTCATTAGTATCTCTGCATCTTCCGTTGAATATTCCAACTCAGTTTCTTTGTCTATACCTGTTAAGTTTACAAGTAACATTTTTTCTAAATATTTATACTTTAATCCTTTCCAACCTTTGATTACTGATGCACAGTAATTAGTTAAAAACTTTTCATCATCTAAATCTTCTTCAAATGCTCTTGTCTTTTTATTAAATTTCTGAGAAAGACATCTTGATCTTAATTTTACAAGCTCTTCTCTTGATAGATAGCAAAGTGAGACTGAAAATCCTTCAAATTCAGGATAGTCCACTACTACCGTTTTACTTGGAGTTAATAAACTCGCTAGTGATATTTTTTTCTTTTCTTCTACCATTATTGGTCCTCGGTTTAATTAAATGGGGGAGTTGGTCTCCCCCGGGTTAGTTTTAACTACCAGTGTATGTTACTTTTGCTTCAAAATGATCTGCCGCAGTTGGGTCGACTGATGCTGGTAAAGCATGGAAGTTAGTTTCTAAAGATATTATATCATCTATAGAATGTGTTGGAACTTCAAAGTGACACTTAGGAAGATCTATTTGCACTTTAGGTGCGTTAGTACCTCCAATCTTGAATACTGTATTAAAGCTGTTAGTAATAATACTTGTTGCTTCAATTAAGTCTTCAAATAAGTCTGAACTTCCACCTGCCTCATTATTTAGATAACAAGTAAAGTTTCCACTTACATTTCTTGTCCCTGTAACGTGTCCTAATGGTTGGTTAACTATGCCTAATGTTTCTGGTGTTAAATAAGTCATGTTATTTTCCATGGTTATATTTCCACCTGTTAGAACTAAGTTATACACTCCATTACTGTTCACTCCTGGGAAAGTAGCTGTGTCTCCTGCTGTAACTGATAGTTGAGTTAATCTATTTCTAATGAAATTACCTGTGCCTGTAACACCTTCAGTAATGCTAGTAGTAGCCGTTGGTAATGCTGCTATGTCTGTAACCATAGAAGCAAATCCGGACCATGTAATTGTAGCAATACCATCTATATCAAAATCAATAGAAGCTGAATTTACAACTGCGTCTCTTAGTCTATAGAAAGACTGACCGCTGCCGTCTGATTGAGCTCCACCAAATTCGAAAAATAGATCGAAAGTACCTAAGGCGGGTTTTTCTGAACTAGTAAAATCTATAGTCTTGCTAGAAGTAGTGTTTGTTATACCCTGATTCCAAGCGGCTTCTGTCTCTGTGACTGAAGCTGTGAAAGTAGGGGCTGCAACAAAGTTTGCCCATAAAGGTTCTTCTACACTATGCTGACGATTTTCTGATCCACTTGCTTCCCATCCACCTGTTGCACCATTTGAAGATACAAAAGGTCTCATGTAAGTTTGGAAAGACCATTCTGCAGGAGCATAAGAATCTGTAAACATTTGTCTACTTCTTCTACTGTTCCCACTACCATCTGCCATTTCTGCAAGAGTAATTTCACTAGTATTTGTGCCTTGTGAGAAACTGAACCCATCTAATACTGGTATTTTCCATGATGTAGCTGCTGCTGAGCCTGCTACATTAACACCCATCATTAAATAGACTTCGGTATCTCGGCTAAAATAAAATTTATCTGCCATTTTTTTCTCCTTTTCCTTGAAAAGAGCTTTGATAAATTATTACTTACCGCAGCTGTTTTCTCTAGTATTGAACCTCTATAACAATCTCTCCGACTCCAAGAGGGTCTAAAACACCTTCATCGGTGTCAATACTTACTATTGTGGTTTGCACAGTTTTCTGTGAAACCCCGTTTTTATCATAATAAGTGATTGGATCTTGCTCTTCAAGAACTGTCTCCAGATCTTCAATGAGGGCATCCAATGCACCTACCGCATCTTCATTATCTTCTACATAACATCTTAATGTAATAGTAAGATAACGAAACTTAAATCCACCACCATCATAAGTGCGAAGCTCTCTGCCCGCATTTAAATGAACTGCTGGAAATTCTTTTACCTCATCCCAAAATGTGAGTCTAGGACTACACTCTGCGACTGCAGTTTGGTACTCACCAGTACCATCAATTCTTTCAATAAGATCTACAAGAGCATTTACAATGTTCTGTCTGCGAGTTGTATATTGTCTTGTATCTACTGCCATAATTATTTAAACTTTCTTGAGAGGGTAGCTGTTCTACTAACATCTCCTAGAGTTCTGCTTTGTGTTGCTAGAATCTCTCTAATTGATTTTCCTATAATACTTCTTGGGTCTCTATATACATTTGCCCAAGGTCTTTTTCCATGCCCTGGTTCAAATACTCCATAAGGTCTTTCATTATAAGCATAATCAATATATAATGCTCCTCTGGGACCTCTAAGTACGCTTGTTACTTCTGCTGTACTTTTAAACCTTCCTGTTCTGTTTACTAAACTAGGAGTGCCCATATTCTGTTCTATTGCTTTAGGGAGTATACTATTTAACATTTCTTTTATTAGTATGCCTTCCTCTCCCATTGTTGCGCCTGAAGCTCTTAAAGCATCAGATCTTTTACTTTTCTTAACCTTTGCCAAACTTGCTGTTTGTGTGGCTATTACGGCTACTTTAGGGTTTTTTGAAAGAGCTTTTTTAATTTCTGTACCATTCTTTGCTCTTTTCTTAACGTCTAAATATTTTTTTCTAAAAGACATTCTAGATTTAACTTTAATGCCTGTTTTTGCATTTTTAGCTCTATTTATTCTTAAAGCTTTTTCTGCTTTTTCAATCTCTTCTAACCATAGATCTTCTGACAATCCTTCTATCTCTTCAAATAGGTCGGGAGAGTCTGCTACAGCGGCTGCAAGGTCTTTCTTTTTTGTCATGCCTTGCTTTTTTAAATAAGCTTTAAACTGTGCTTCTGTTCCCTCTAAATAATTCTGTTTAAAATCTTTAAAAGCTTCCTTCTGTTGCTGAGCATGTTGAGATCCCATTATTGCAGGTCTTACTGTAAAGTTTACTATATGGTTTCTTACAAGACTATTTTTAGTAGTTTTCTTGTTTACTTTACTGCCATAGCTAGTTCTTAAAAAATCTGATATTTGTTCTACTATAAAAGTTAACCAATGGTCACTTAGTTTAGCAGTAGTCTGTAATGCTTGAATTAAAGAAGTATGTAAATTATCTCCTTCAGCATTTCTAATTCCAGACTTACTAACATCTGTTCTTTGTTGTCCTGTAGGTAGCTGTTCTGAATCAGGTGTTTTTCCATGTTCAAAAACCATTTTTTTAAGAACTGAAGCTTGTGTTCCTGCCCAATTCTTTATTGCTAACTTAAGACTGTTATTTGCATTTTGGTACCATCTTTTTCTTATTTGAACTATCTTTGTACCTTTTTTTATAGGAGCAGCTACTGCTCTTAATCTTATTTCTATTTCTGTTTTACTTACTTTAACACGAGTAATTTTCCAAGTCTCTCTAGCACCCTTCTTCTGCCAAGCCTTGACAGTTTTTCCAAGACTACTAAACATTACATCTTGATATTTCAATATTGAAGCGGGTAAAACAGCATCATTAAAAAGTCCTGTGTCTATTGCATGCATTGTAAATGCTGTCATCCAGTCTTTTTTACGAATAGTTACTCGCATCATTTGTATTCTACTAGTTAGTCTCTTTTGTGCAATTTTTTCAAAACCTTTTAGCCACTTAAGTCTATCTTGCTTCATTACACAATTACTCTATACAAGTCTAGCACTCTTTTAATGTGGTCTGGAAAATCAGTATTATTTCTAACACTTGAGGAGCCTTGTTGTTCTAATGTTGCTCCTTGTATAGATCTTCTTGACTTATGCTCGTCTCGTAAGTAATATGTAATTAAATCAAACACAGCTAGTTTGAGATCAGAAGGTACAGCTGAGTAGCCAGATCGATATGCAATCTCTACGGAACCAAAACCTCTTTGAAAGTGCTTACTTCCATTTCCAGTAACCCTTCTAACTGCATCATAAGTAGTATCGACATAATAGTCTTGATTTACTACGAGAGTTGTATAGGCCTCTGTTGGTCCTGATCTTTCTTTTACTGAAGTTACGCTTACTAAAGGACATTCACTTACTATTATAATTGAGGTGTGCTCTGTAACGTTAAATACTTCTGTTTTATCGGTAGAGTAATAATCAACAAAACTTGTTCCACAATATCTTTTTACTAATTCTGATATTTGTGGAATTAAAATCGCTAGGCGATCGTCATCTTTAGCTCCAGTCAGCCCTTCTGCATCCTTATAATCTTGTACTGTAACTAAATCTGCCATATTTAAAAGTGTGGGTTTTAAGGTAAACCCACAAAAACCATATTAGCATATTAAGATGCTTGGTAGTTTCTAACAACAACTGCGTCGCCACCATAAGTAGTAGCACCACCGATAATGTGATCAAATCCAAGTCTTTGTGAAGCCACAAGTACTCTTCTTTGGTTCTCAACATCATAGTCTGACTCAATTGTTACGCCTCTTAATCTAGGCATTACAAAGTTTCTAGCATATAGAGCTAGGGCATGAGATTTATTCACACCTTTTGCAGCGAATTCGTCACAAATCAATACTCTTGATCCGTATACTTGACCGATTTCACCGTTAAGTTTAGTAGACATGTCGCCCACCATATTAACATCTGCAAACTCTGCATCTTCTAGTAAGTTGTAGTAGCACTCTTGTGATACGATATATACAACTTCATTTGGGTTAACACCATATTTGCCCATAGACTTTCTCATTTCGAGAAGTTCTAAAGCTGTTAGCTTTTCAGTAGCAGCTGCACCTGAGCCAGGAACAATTACGTTACTTGCGTCAGTTGCTTTGTGTACTAAACCATCAAAAATACCTGATGTGTATGTACCTTGAGCATTGTTACCAAATAAGATAGCATTTTCGATACCTCTTGCATGCGCTCTAACCATTGATTCTCTGATCAAAGGTAAGATTGGCATAATAGCATCTTCTTCTGTTTCGTTTCCGATAAATGATTTTGAAATTAACTTCTTAACTGCTAATGTTTTTTCTGTTAAATCAACTCCGCCTCTGTCACCAGTAGTTACATAAGAGTCACCTCTTTCTGATAAGTTACCGTGTGGTGAAGCACCGTCACCAGTTCCAGCAGCTGATACGAATTCAGCATAACCAGCATCTGGTAAGACTGGCATAATCATTGAAGCACTAGTCATTTGAATCTCTCTAAATAGAGGAGCCAATATTAGTTCATTTTGAATATCTCTTTCAACACCTGTTGATACTACTTGCTCGTAGTCAGCTGATGAAACAGCAACACCTGAATCAGTGTTTACTTTCTCTATGATACCTTGACCAAATTGTGTGCTTTCAATTCCTTTTTTGCCAGTAATGACAGAAAGGACTTTAGCGTCCATTAACTCATCTTGGTGAGCTTTTTTCCAGTCAGAGTTTCCTCTTTCTGAGAAAATTCTTTTAGACTCTCTGATTTTCATCATTTCTTCTGATTTCTCAGCTAAATCTTTCTGTAGTTCTGCAACTACATTGTGAAGATCTTCGTTTTTGCCTAATAGTCTTTCCTCGACATCATTTACTAGTCTTTCAGCACCAGATAATCCAGCCTGAATAATAGTTTTTTGTTCGTCCTGTTTTGCTTCTTGAACAGCCTTTGCTTCAGCTTCAATGTCAGCAGCTTTTTGAACTTCTGCGTCATCTTTAGCTTTTTGCTCTGCATTTTGCATAGCAATAGAAGCTGCAGTTTTCTTTGCAACTTCTTCAGCAAATGCCTTCAGATCAAACTCTGGACTTGTATTGTCATTCGACATATCTTTCTCCATAATATCCGCATTTGCGGCACTTGGCTGCTCAGTTTTGTCAGTTATAACTGACTCTACAGAGTGAGCCTTGTTAAATTGTGTTTTAAACTTTTCATAATCACTATCACTATCAAAAGATTTAGCGATTGAGAAAGTAGCAGTTTGGTTTGCTGGAATGCTTACCACTGATACCTCTAAAAGTTCTGCACTTTTTATTAAAAATCCGTCAGTTTCTTTGTTGTAATCGGCATCCTTGACCTTGAAACCAACGGAAAAGGCTCCAAGAACACCGTCTTTAATAAGTTCTACTATGTCTCCAGCAGACTTAGAAATTTTTGCTTCTAGTTCTAAACCGTTTTGTGTAACATCGCAATATTTTGCTCTACCAATCGGTCTATTGTAGTCGTGATTAAAAAGAATAATTGGATTACCACTATAGTTATCCAACCCGCCTTCTTTCCACGCATTGTGATCAATCACATCGCCTGTTCTATCTAAGGCATTAGTACTTGCTAATCCTTTAATAGTTATTGAGCCATCTTCTTGAATGTTTGATTTTTCAAAAGTGTTAGTTATATGAAATATCTTTTTCATTAATCTTCCTTTTTAACGGCTTTTTTAGTAGCCGGCTTAGTTGATTCTACTTTTGCTTTTTTAGGTTTTACTTCCTCAACTTTCTTATCATAAATGCCAGGATAGTTTACTTCAATTAATTGCTTAATTCTAGCCCAACTTTGAAAAGTTCTTCTTAGTGCCATAAAGTTATACGGCTTATCTTTAGCTTTTTTATATTCGTCTTGAGATAGAAATTTACCCTTTGATCCCATATAAGTTGCTACTTTATTTAAAATTGCTTTTTTATTCATTATTTTCCTCTGTCTCTTCTGGGGGTCTCCCACCTTGTTCTGGATTTACGGCAGAACCCGCTATATTTGCAGGTACTCTTGGCTCATCAAATCCGTCTACTTTTTCTAGTCTCAATGCCTCTCTAGCTTCGTTAGGTGACATGATTCCTGTGTTAACAAGTGTAGCGTAGTAAGATGCTTGATCTCTTAGCTCTGGTTGCAAAGCAGGTATTCCTGATACATTTTCATTTGCTTCAAAACCAAAGTATCTTTCTAGTGCATACTTGAATTTTTTAACGATAGGAAGTATTGTCTCTAAATAATACAATCTATGGTTAGGTCTTATGTTTGCATTGTTTCCACCATCTAGTAAGATTGGTGGTACTCCCATTGCCTCTAATATTATTCTTTCACAAGATTTAATTGAATCTTGAAAGTCTAACTCTTTAAAATTTATATTTGTTAATTTGTCAACTTCTAAACCGCCATCTAGTACAAGAGGTCTTCTACCTCCAGATACAGGATTATACCTTGCAGTCCATGATTGTAACATTCTTTCTTTAATTTTTTCTGAAAGAGTGTTAGGACTTTTTAGTACTAAACCTGGTACAGCTCCATTTTTAAAGAAGTTGTCCTGAAAGTGTCTTAAATTTGCAAGTAGATTCATTGTTCTAAATGCAGGTTTAAGTCTAGGTACACCTCTATAAATAGAGTGAAAGCTATTTTCTTTTATATGAATGATTTCATTCGGTTGAAAGTCGATACTGCTATCAAATTCATATTTTTCGACATACTCTCTTTCGTCTGTCATTATTCTCATTTTGTCAGCAGGTAAGTGATACAAGTGTAGGCCATCATAGTATATAAATATATTACCATCTAGTAATAAATCTATAATAAGATTTCTTTTAAAAGTGCCTATATCTTGATAAGGATTGGGTTCGAAATTTAATAATAAATTAACTCGTGATCTTCTGATATTTTTAAGAACTGGGCTGATACCTTGTATCTTGTCTCCTAATTCAAAAGGAATTTCAGCAACATCGTCTACTATCATATTAACGGCACGATTAACTACTTCTAATTTTTCGTAAGCGTCTCTATAGTTAGTAACAACTTCACGAGATTCGACACTTAAGCCTTCATCTCTAGAAATAATATACTGCGCAGGATTTGCTTTCTCTACGCTTTTATTTCCACCTGTTATAAAATCATACCATGCCATGTTTATCTCTTTGAATGTTTACCCATCTTTCTTGTTTCTTTGCCGTTACAAGTTTTGGTTTCTTTCCATAAATTGAGTGTAACTTCAAATGATGCTTATGGCATAGAGTAACAGCTTTGTTATAAATTTTATCGAAATGTTTTTCAATAAATTCTTCTCTTAATTCGAGAATTTGTTCTTCTGTTGTTATTTCTAACTTATGCTTTCTCATGTACTCTTCTAACAACTCTGTTAATGAGTAAAAATGATGAAAGTCTAAATTCTTCTCAGACTTACAGATATAACAACTATCTGTTTTCTGGTACTTGGATTTTGCTTTATCTCTTATGTATTTTATAAGATCTCTTTTTAATTCCACTTTATAATATCAATTATATCAACTATACAACCAAAAGTCAAGAGTTATTTTTGACATGCTAGAAAGTAGTCGCAGTCGTCTCGAAAGAATATAAAGCATACCTCAATGCATCGGCCATGTGAGACGCAGCATTGTGTTTTGGCTTTTCTTTCAGTAAGTTAGGGTTTGGATCCCACTGATACTGGTCTAGCGCCATCAATGTTTCGTCACATCTTTGGTCCACAATTAAAAGGTTATTATCAACTACTGTTGCTACTTTACCAATTCCATCTAATACAGATTTCTTAGCGTTTATAGTAGTTATGTCGTAGTTCTGTGCAAAATCAAAACGAGTCTGTTGGGCAGCGGAGTCAATATAGATCCAATCTATGCTCCACTTTTCTACTAATTTTCGTATTTCAATTGCGTGTTGTTCGGTGGTTCTTTCTGCATCTAAGTATTCATCAACAACATAATACTTTTGTTCATCCCAATCATACGCTATAACACAAAAAGCTGTAGGATCTTTATACCCGACATCAAGCCCGGCAAACACATCCATGTTTCTTGTATCAAATTGACCTAAGTCAGCAACGCATTTCTCATGGTCAAAAGCCCAAACCTGTCCTTCATAAATATTAAAGTCAGCTTCGTATTCTTGGCTAAATTCAGCCTCTGACATACTAATTCTTGCTTCTTTAATATCTTGTTCTGATAGTCTTGGGTTTTCGTGATAAGTTGCTCGTAAGGACGCCCACTCTGGAAATTCGTCACTGAATCCTCTGTAATAAAACTCAGCAAACCAATTATTTCTACCCCTAGGGGTTGATATAAAGATAGCTTTAGAGTTTTCTTTATCTAGTGTGGGACGTAGTGCTACGTTAAAGGCATCTTTGCCATTAACTAAAGCTGCTTCATCAAAAATAATTAAATCATAACTTCTACCGACCACTGAATCAACCTGATTTACAGATCCCATTCTAACTGTTGAACCATTAGAAAGTTCGATTACTTTATCTTTAGCATTATCTTTAACTACCTCTAGTCCAAAATGCTTGATAAGTCCTCTTTGTAAATCAAATGAAATTTGTGATAGGGAATAGTTTGGTGACATTAATAATATATGAGACCCAGGAACTAATGAAACTAACTGTCCTATTATATTAGCAATATATGTTTTGCCTTGTCTACGTGAGACAGCAGCACATACAAAACGATACTTAGGATTATTAATTGCATTAATTATTGCAGTCTGACTGCTATTAGGTGATATACCTAATAACTCCATATATCCTGTAACAGGTAATTTTAAGTAACGAGAGGCTTCGTCGTAGTCCATGAGATATTCGCCTACAATATCTTCTCTACTTATAGTAAGCATTAGTGAAGAAGCTCTTTTTCAAAAAAGTTATCTTCATCATCAGGTTGAAGTAATCCTTCTTCCTGTACTCTGTGATATAAATAACAATAAGCTGCTGCTAATTGTTTTATATTCTTTTCTCTAGCTGTAAGTTTTCTTCTTTCTTCTACCTTCTCTACATGTAGTAGTAAAGTAGTTCCATTTAATAAACATTCATCAAGCCAAAGCTTTCTTCCGTCTACTTGCATTATTTTTTCCTTCGTCTAATTCCTTTAACGTGTTTTTGTGATTTTGGTGGTCTTTTCTTAGACCCCCCTTTACCTGCCCAAAATACTTTATTAGCCCAGTATGCCGCTGAGGACTTACCTTTTCTAATATTCTTAGCGTGTCGAGCTTTGAAACTCTTACGAGCTTCAGGACTGTAATTATGTCCCATTCCTTGTGCACCAAAGCGTATAACTTTAACTTTTCCACCTACTCGAACAGCAACCACAGCTTTCTTAGTTTTGTGGTTAGGTGTTCTTTTAGGCTTGTTTAGTCCAGCCAGGCCTGCTTTTTTAAGCCTTGCCTTTTCTGCTGCTGTAAGTGCCATTACCTTCTCTTTTTAAATCTTGCTTTTGGTGGATTCTTTGTCTTTCCGAATCTTGGTCCAATAGCTTTAGGGGCTGATTTGTATCTTAGTGCTTCTATACTGTTTGGGTTTCTACTGTTTACAGTAGTTCCTGCTGCAGAATTCATGTCTCTAGTGATACCTCTTTTTAGTTTGTGTTTCTTAATTTTTTGAGTACCGTGCACACCTGTTGGTCCGCTTAAAAAACCTCCTGATCTTGCCATATTTTTCTCCTCTTTGCTTAGCGTTTTCTACGTCTCGTAGTACGCTTCTTTTTTCTTGCGAAGGTTCTAACCATTGTAGGTTTACCTCCGACTCCTTGTTTAACAGATCTTTTTCTACGAACTGCTGAACGAATCTGTGCTTTTGTCATTCTAGCCGCCTTAGCTGCTGGAACACATTTTGGATATTTTCTTTTGCTTTTGCCTTTCTTTGCAGATTTACGTCCACAAGGTGCAAATCCTCCACCTTTTTTCGGTTTGGATATATCTACCCAACCTTCTTTAAACCATTTTGTTAATCCACCTCTTGGCTTTGCCATTATTTTCTCTTACGGCCAGTACCCATACGATACCTTCCGCCTTTGGCTTTGTAAGTCTTTACTAGCCAACCATTAGCATACGCTGATGGATATACTTTAAACTTTCTTTTTGCTTGTGCTTTAACTCTAGCGTATAGAGTAGGATTAGTTGGGACGGGACGCTTTTTAGCTGCTTTCCGTTTCCTAGGCATCTCTACTCAGGATCACCTTCTACCCAGTATGGATGAGTTCCGTCTACATTCTTTAACTTCTCCATAACTTCAGTTGTATAATCTGCTATAGTTTTATTTGGTCCTTCATACTCTGTACCCTCAGTGTCCCATTCTACGGTTACAGTAAGTTGATTACCTTCAATAGCATTTATCTTGGAATCTCTCCAGGTACGTCTGTTGCCATCTGCATCTTCAGTTCCGTAGATTCTCCATAATTCACCCACTTGCATATAATAACTCCCATACAACAACTCTAGTATCGCAAGCAATATTTTCACCTATATTATCTTCTGTGAATGTATCTTCTTCTATCTTCATATGGAAAGAGAAGTCGTCTAGTTCATAGACTACTCCATCTTGATGTCCATTGTCATTATAAGTACGAACTACATCTCCTAATGCGGGTAGTGCCATATTACTCTCCTATGTTCTGTGTTGTGATCTTGACATTTTTCTTTGCTTTAATCATAGCATCTTTAATGTCGACTTTGCCATCTTTGTTCTGGTCTTTGCCAGTTATGATGTTCCATATAATTCTAAAATATTTCATTTACTTTTTCCTTTTAAGTATTGCTCTCTGTAAGGCTTTAGGAAGTTTTTTCTGCGCTGCAGTTAAACCCTTCTTCTTTTTACCTTTTCCTTTTTTCTTTGGTCTACCGACCTTTGAACCGTATGTTCCTTTACCTTTTGGCATGATCACCTCCCCATAGTCCTTTTGGACACTTTGCCTTTTTTATTTGTACTTTTAAAGGCATATAACATTTACATATGTTACAATAGTTAAACTTAGGCACTAATTCTGGACACTTTTTACAAGTATCTAGCCTTTCATTACTTGATAAAATCTTCTGCATCTTTCTTATTAAAAAATACGCCTAATCTTTTACCTTCTATATCTCTTACTATGTATCTACCTCTTTTTTCTTGTATAGTATGGGTAGATTCTTTCTGATAAGAACTCATTATATCTGCAGCATCTTCTACAGCAGCTGGTTTCATCTCTTTTGTTGTATATAGTTTATTTCCTTTCATAATTACTCCTAGGAATGCATCATCACTATTGTCGTTATTAGTGCTGCCCCTCCAACTATAAGTCCTCCTGCGGAAGATATTATTATAGTCTCTATTCGTTTGATATTTTCATCCATGTCATCGAAACGGTTAAACGCAGTTTTCCAGCGTTCTGCACAAACAGCTTCATGCTTTTCTAAATCCATAGCTACTTTTGTGATTTCGTCTGACATAATATGAGGTTTTTGATTCTTTGTGATAATATTTCACATGTTTACTATTATACTAAAAATACAATCGTTTGTCAAGTACTATTTTCGTATGGTATAGATTTTTACTGGTTCAGATTTTCCTTTTACAATCACTTCATCTAAAAATTCATAATCATATCCATCAACCAAGCTGTGCTCAGAAATTACTAAGTCTACGTCATAGTTCTTACAACTAGATTCTAATCGAGCAGCCAAATTAACAGCGTCGCCCAGGACACTATAATCAAAGCGTGTAGTACTACCAAAGTTACCAACAACGCAGGGCCCGGAATTGATTCCAGCGCCTGTATTAATTTGATCAAGACCCTCTTCTCTAAGTGTTTCATTTAATTCCTCTAAGGCTATTCTCATTTCGATAGCCGCTTTTGTTGC